CGCTCATGATTATACTGGCCGTATTTACAGTAAGACCATTTTTTGCTACAAATGCTTTATTAGCCATTGTTCATTTCCTCTAAACTACAGTTGTCATGCGAGTGACTTTAATTGTTTGATTATTGGAGTTAGTAGTTACTAATAATCTACAGTTACCCCCTGCTACATCTGCATCAAAAGCTGGATCTGGTACAGTACCAGAACCGACAGTCACATCTCCGAATTGTGTGAGAGAGGCTGCCGTTCCATTATGTACTACCAATGCTTCAGTTGTTGCAAATGTTGTATCATCTGTATCACTCACTGAAATAATATATTTTGCCGCTCTGAAAGTAGAAGTTGAAAAACTATCAACTGCTGTTGTTCCAGCGGTTGCAACAGAAACAGTAGTTGAAACTACTGTCATAATTGAATTTACTGTTACAGAAGTAATTCCACTAGCAGAACCAGTTAGGTTACTTGCATTTTGGTAAAAAGCACCTTCCTGGCCGTCAAGTAAATCTGCGTCTACATTATTTAGTTCGTTGTCAACGTAGGCCTTGACGGATTGTTGTGTGGGTATTCTTGTGTCTGAATTGGATGCCATGTTGTCTTCATCAACTATGGCAGTTCCACTTATACTTGTATTAATAACAGGACTTGTTATCGTTTTATTTGTGAGAGTTTGTGAATCAGTTGATCCAACTACATCACCAGATGGTGCAGATTTTCCAGAAAATGCCTGAAGATTTGAACTGACTGTTATATCGGTTTGGTCATTACTAGAATCATCAGTTGCAACGATATGAGTGCCATCAAAATTGAGTGATGTTCTTGCAGTTAAATCACTTCCATCATTTTGTATTGTATGTTTTGATGAACCACCTACATAAGTCTTTAATCTTGACAGAGCAACTTGTTTCATGTTGCCAGGACCATCATTCACGATAATCTGGTCAGCATCTTGTAAATTAAAGGTTGATGCAGAGGTATCACCATCAAGTAAATTGAGCTCATTTGCAGAGGCAGTTATTTGTGTAGAACCAAATGTTAATGATCTTGAACCCTTGATAATAAGCCCATCTTCATCAATAGTCACACTGGTATTAAGATTGCCTCCATTCATAACACCAAAATCTATTTGTCCATCCTCTGAACCATCCGTGACAGTCTTTTGAATACCATTAATTTGTGCAAAGTTTATCTCTTCATTTGCATCATTCTGTCCTTTTAACTTTACTTTACCTACTGAATTACCATTGGAACCTGTTTGATTTCTATGTAATATTAAAGAAGCTTCACTGTCTGTGTCTTGTAGATCAGCAGTTACTGCATTAATAGTTGTTGCACCATTAATTGCACCAGCCATTGTGATACCACCTGCAGTTTCAATACTAGTAGCACCTGTTCCAGAAGATTCTAATTTAGTTCCACTGATAGTTCCATCTGATGCTATTGAACCTACACCTGTCATTGCACCAATATTATCAATTGCTCTGGCTGATCCTAATATTAAAGCCTTATTTGCTGTCGCAGTTCCATTGGTGATGCCTGTAAATTCAGTTGTTAATCTAATTTGTGTAGAATCAGAGGGGGAATCATCTGTTACTCTAAATGTATCTTCGTCAAATAAAAGGTTGGATTTATCATTTAAAGAAGTAGTAGAATCTGTACCATCTTCAAGATTATTTTTTTGAATGGTGTGTCTACTTCCACTTGCAGCTGCAATTGATTGATAAGTTCCATCACCTCTGAGGAATTTTGTTGCGATGTCACCCTGAGCACTGAAATTTAAAAGATTAAGTTGTTCTGTAGATGCCGTAAGACCATCAAGTGCAGTAAGTTCAGTTGCTGCAATAGTTGAAATAGTTCCATCTGATGCAACTAATTTCAAAGAGTTCTCACTGAGGAATAAATCTTTCCAAGGTTTTGTTGCTGAACCCAAATTGAAATGTGCAGAACGAGTTGGGATTAAATCATCATTGATCTTTTTAGGATCTAAACCTCCACCAGTATTTTCACCCATTTTGACATCACCAAGACGAGAATATAGGTTTTGAATTCTTTTATCAACTGCTTCTAATTCTTTGGTTACATCAGCATCATCACCCTTTTCTCCTTGTGGTCCTTGTGGACCGACTTCTCCTTGAACACCTTGTTCACCTTGCGGTCCTTGTTCGCCCTGTAATCCTTGTGGTCCAGTATCACCCTTTTCACCTTTCTCACCTTGTAACCCTTGCTCTCCCTGTTCTCCTTGAGGACCAACTTCACCTTGAACACCCTGTTCACCTTTTGGACCAACTGGGCCCAACATACCCATTAATCCTTGGTCACCCTTATCTCCCTTATCACCTTTCTCACCTTGAATACCTTGTTCACCTTGAGGCCCCTGTTCACCCTGAATGCCTTGCTCACCTTGTGGCCCCTGTTCTCCATCTTTACCATCAATACCATCAAGCCCAGGTAATCCTTGTTCTCCTTGTGGGCCTTGTGGTCCTTGTTCTCCCTGAATACCTTGCTCACCTTGTAGACCTTGTGGGCCTTGTTCACCTAATAAGCCAGGTTCTCCTTGTAAACCCTGTGGGCCTTCTGGTCCCTGTTCACCCTGAGGGCCGAGAAAACCTCTTGGGCCTTGAAGACCAGTTAATCCTTGCGGACCTTGTGGGCCTTCTGGTCCCTGTTCTCCAATCTGGCCGTTTTCACCATTCTGGCCTACGACTTCTTGAAGAGATTCTTTTACTTCATCCCTGAGTTTACTAATTTCTTTCTTGGTAAACTTGAGACTGGCCGCCAGGGCTTTGGCAGAATCTAAATCTATATTTGAGGTATCAGATTGCTCTAAACTCATCCGTTTCTTCTTCTAAAACTGATTTGAAAATTTCATTTAAGTTTTCTTTTAATTCCTCATCTTTTTCTTTGTCTACTATCTTTTCTTCTACAATTTTGTCAAGCTCTTCAGAAAGATTTTGGCCATTTTCTGGTTTGAAAGATTGAAATTGGTCTTCACCTTCTTCTTCCTCACCACCACCTTCGGCAGCAATCTGTCTGTCAATCTCATCAATCTCTTCTTGAGTCTGTTTTAGAATCCTCTTTCTGACATATTCCTTAGAATAGAAGTTACCCACGATCTCATCTGCAAAATTCATACTCTGTAACAGATTGAGTCTTTCTTGTAGCATCTCTGCTTCTTTGAGTTCTGCAAATTGTGAATCTGTCTGCCACTCATAATGGATTCTGTTCTGTATATTTCTCCAATCATTGAGAGTTAATATACCTTTTAAAATGAGTTGCTTCTCAAGACAGGTATTAAACAAACCATTGAATCTATTCCTAAGTCTCTCAATAAATCGTGTAAATTTTACTTCATCTCTTGAAATTTCTTGTGCTCTACCAAGAACGAAACCACTATCTTGTTCTAATCTTGAGGAAGGCACGTTTAGAGACTTGTATAATTTTCTTTGAAAGTAAATCACATCTTCTAATTCACCAAGATTTTCACCACCAGGCAATGTTGAAATTTCTGTGCCCCTACCACCTTCTCTTCTTGGTAACCAATAATCTTCCAACATACTCATGTGTTTTCTGTCATCTCTGAGTTCGCCAGTTGCTGAATCATAAACCAGTTTGTTTTTATATCTGGTCATAATGTCACGGAGATATTGTTCGGCTTTAATCTTTGGTAGGTTTCCAACATCAATGTAAAATATTCTTCTCTCTGGCGCTCTGGATATACGATATATAACTACAGCATCTTCAATCATTCTTAATTGGTTGAGTGGTTTGATTGCTTTGTGTAGATAACTGAGGACCATTTTTCTATCTTCACTCAATAATCCAGAGTGACAATATGCAATTGAATCTGGTGCAATTCTGATGATATTACCACCTTTGTCACCAGATATTCCACCTTCATTGAAAGCAAAATATTCTTCAATCTTTGGATTTGGATCTTTGTCCATCTCGTAAGATTTTGGTGGGATAACTTGTCTAACTTTTTTGATTTTTAAAGAGTCAATCGGTCTTAATTCAAGAATGCCTCTTTTTGGATTTGCTGGGTCTATGATGATATGGTAGTAAAGTCTCCCATCTACATACCATTTTTTAAACGTGTCATATCCAGTTTGATTGAATTGTAGTAAATCAACCACCTCATGGAAATTGTCAACTATTTTTTGTTTTATGTCTAAGGAAAGATTAATATTTTCCAGATTGAT